CCGTCACCGAGCAGATCACCTTGTCGGTGCCCGCGTTGTTCTTAAAGCGTGCCTTCGCGATCGTGCCGCCGGTGGCGTCGGTGTCCGAGACGATGGCGCCGGCACTCGCCACGCTGTTCGCCGCCGCCCCGAACGCCGGGTTGGCAAACGTGAGCGTGGCGACCTCCACGTCGCCGGAGGTCTGCATGACGAGCGTTCCGGGAGGCGTGCCCTCGTCGATCTGGTCGACGACGTGATCGGCGATGCCGGTGCGAACTGCGGTGGGATGGGTAACGGCCATAGTTATGCTCCCCCGCGGATGTCGCCGCGACCTTCGACACTGCCGGGCTGCGTCGCAGCTGGCGCACCGAGAACCACCTTGCCCTCCGCGAGCCATTGCGGCACGAGCTGCGCCAGGAGCGCGCGGTTCTTCCGCGTGAGCACGCTGCGCTTGTCAGTGCCTGCGATGCGTGGATCGTCGGCAGGCCGCACCGTGTACGAGAGCCCTTTGCAATATTGGCTCTTGAGCTCCTTGCAAAAGAAATCTTCGACCGGCGTGAATTGCATGCGTCCTCCGCTGAGTTAGAGCTTGTCCACCGGCTCCGAGCCGATGACGTTGCCGTCCTTGTCGAGCACCGCCCTGCGCGGCTTGGCGATCGCCGCAGCAATCGCCGATAAGCTTTGCTGCATCGCCTGGCCCGCAGCCACGCTTTGCCGTACCGCCTCTTGCGCGCCGGCGGCGGATCTTTCGACGCTCTTCGCGAGTTGCGCGTTCGTCGCATTCCCGCGTTCGATCGACTCCGCCAGGGCCTTCATGTCCGGCAATTCGTGGGTCACCTTCAGGCTCAAGCTCTCCGGAAGCTGAATCTGCGGAGACATCGTGACGTTGATCGCGCGCATATCGGCTTCCTCCTCGCGTTGCTCGGTATCGCCGCGATCCGGGCCCTCGTCGTCAGCGCCGCCGGGCTGCCGTTCTCCCTCCGGAGGCGCATTGGGAGCTTTCGGTGCCGGCAACATCTTCGGCGCCTCCGCCTTGAGGCCGTCCGCCTTGCGCCGCTTCTCTTCCTTCGCGAGCTGCTCGTGGTTCTTCTCCCAGTCGCCGCCGTCGTGCAGCGCGCTTTCCTTCTGCCGCGTGCTGATGCCGAGCCCGACGCGCGCCGCCGCGGCCTCGACGTCCTTCACCGGATCCACGCTGATCGGCCCGTCGCCCACCCACTCGGCGCCCAGGTATGCGCGGCGCATGAGGGGATCGGTGAAATAGCCCGGTGCCGCGATGCGCCCCTTCGCCACGGCCTCGTCCATCCAGGCCTCGTAGACCGGGTTGCAGAACGTCGTGGCGAGCCACGCCCGCCGGCCGCGGAAGAACTTCCACGCCTCGAGGAGCGCTGCGCGGGAAGCGCTGTAGCTCGAGACGAAGCTCTTGAGCAGGACTTCTTTCGGCAGCTCGAGCGCAAGGCCGACAAATCCGCAGAGCGAATCGACGAAGCCGTCGAAGGCCTGGTTCGGGCGCCCGGGATTCGCGGTGCTGATCTTCTCGCCCGTGTTCAGGTCGACGATGGCGCCGGCGCCGAGCTTCATGTCCTTGTCGGAGGCCTGCGCCCCGGTCTCGCCGCCGATGCCGCTCGGATCGGCCGGATCGAGCCCGCCGCGCTCGCTCTCCACGAACACGGTGAACATGCCGGCCACCACCGCGGCCATCAGCTCGGCCTCGGTGTAACGGTCGAGCATCTTCAGCGTCTCGATCACCGGCGCGAGGTACGGCACGCCGCGCGTCTGCCCGGGCCGCAGCTTCGTGTACGGGTGGATCACCTGGCGCCGCCCGGTGCGCGTGCCGAAGGCGGCCACCCGGTCCCAGTCCATCGACACGCCCTGCAGCGCGCCCGGATGCGAGCGCCGGAAGTGATACGCGACCGGCGCGCGGAACTCGTCCAGCTCGACGCCACCGGCGAGCTTCTCGGTGTCCATCGCGAGCCTCGGGTTCGAGACCTGGTCGGCCTCGAACACCTGCAGCGTGAGCTCGTAGGGCATGCCGGCGAGCTTGCGCATCGGCGTGGTGACGAACGTGTCGCCGCTCTCCAATGCGGCGCGGAACACCAGCCCCTGCAATCCGTAGCCGTCGAGCGTGCGCGTTGCGTCGCAGTACGAGCTCTCGAACCAGAGGTTGTACTCCCGCTCGGTGAGCTTCTGCCACTCGGCAGCCTGCTCCTCGCTCATGCCGAGGACCTCGCGCTCCACGCGCGACTGCAGCGCGAGGCCCGTGCCCACCACGTTCGTCACGACCCCGGCGATCGCCCCGGCCGCGAGCGGCGCGTTGCGCGCCAGGTCGCGCGAACGGTCGCGCAGGTCCTGCAGGTCGGGCAGCGTGTCGGCGTCCGCGCTCGAATTCTTCGTGACCTTCCACTCGGAGGTCTGGCGGCGCGACCTCGAGCCGCCCGTGTAGCCGCCCGCCACCGCCATGAACATGCGCGAGCGCAGCCGCTGCGCGCCGGCGACCGGGTTGAAGTAGCTGACGACGCGGTCGACCAGGTTCGGCTTGGCGTTCGCCAGCGCTTCGCGGATCTCCCGGCGGCTCACGTCGGCGTGCCCCCACGGATCCGCATGCCCGTGGTGCCGCGCGTCAACTCCTTCACCTTCGCGTCCCAGAACTGGATCTGCTCGCGGATCTCGCCGGCGTCGACGCGTGAGAGGCTGCGCGAGCCTATCGTGTACTGCTGCCCGCTCGCGACGGCGTCATTCGCCGCCATCCACAACGTGAGCTTCGCTTCGGCCTGCGCCAGCGTGATTCCCGCCATGGAGCCTCCCTCAGAGTCGGACGCCGGCGCTGCGCACGCGCCGCGCCGGCCGGCGCACCGCGGCTTTCGGGCCCGGATCGGTGCGCATCCCCGCCGGCACGTCGGTCTGTGCAGACATCTGGACGCCTTCCGCCGGCGCCGTCTCCTGCTCCGGTCCTCCGGCCTCGCCCTCTTGCGAAGGCGCGGTGCTAAGCCAAGGAGACGGCGCCGGCGTTCCCTGCGCGAGTGCCGCGTCCTGCTCGGCCCGCGCGAAGAGATGGCCCTGGAAGATCTGCTCGCGCAGCTGCGCCCAGCGCGCCGTCGAGTACGTGTCGATGCGCAGCGCGCGCGCCGCATGCAGCCCGTAGATCGTCGCGTCGAGGCCGTGGTTCTCCTTGCCGGCCTTCACCAGCCAGCGCTTCACCAGGCGGCCGCCGCGGCGACCGTCGCGCGCCGGCGCCTTCACCTCGGCGGTGAGCTGGTCCAGGTAGTCGCCCCGCACCCCGCGATACCAGTGCATGCGCCCGGGCCCGTGGCCGGTCGCCCCGCTCGCGTCGCGCAGGTTGATGCGCCCGGCGTTCTCGTCCGCGCCGAGAATCAGGTCCTTCGCCCGCGACACGCCGACGATGTAGGGCCGCAGGCCGTACTTCGCCGCCTTGTGCGTCGCCGTCACGTCGAGCGGCTTCGCCGGCGCGCGGAAGATCTCCGAGCTCTCCACGGTCGAGCCGCGGATCGGCATCACGCGATCGGCGCCGAACTTGCGGTTCGCGCGCCGCGCCCACTTGTAGACCGCGTCAGCCGTCTGGCCGTCGCCGGCGTCCACCGACACCGCGGAGATCGCCATCTCGGCGCCGCTCACATGCTTGTAGCGCCGGAAGATCGCCGTGCGCTCGAGCTCGTCCCACACCGCCTCCTCGAGCACGTTGCCGTGCAGCTCGCCGAACCACACGAGCCAGCACTCCTCGCCCTCGCCCCAGGCCAGGACCACGATCACCAGGCGGTCGTGCTGCACGTCGATGCCGACGGTCAGCACCAGCCCGCCCCAGGGCACGAACCACTCGGGGTAGTCCTCGAGCCGCGCCTCGAGGTCCTTCACGTCCGCGACCGTGCCCTTGTACTCCCACGGCAGCCCGAGCGTCTGGTTCCAGAAGACGATCATCTTCGACACGTCGCCCTCGGACTCGAGCGCGTGCTTCGCGATCAGGTATTTCTCGACGTGCGCCGCGAGCTCGCACCCCGGCAGGGTGCTCATCAGCTCGTTGAAGTAGAAGCCCCGCTTGCCGCGGAACTCGGCAGTCGGCTGCCAGCGATGATGCCGCTCGATGTTGGCGACGCGCTCGGCCTCGGTCCACTCGCCGCCGCAGTGGGGACAGACATATCGCGCGCTCTCCGGCAGCGCGTCGCCCAGGATCGGGTGGCGGCGCTCCGGGTTGTTCGACCAGCGCACGTTCTCCCACTTCATCTGCGTTTCCTGGCCGCAGTGATGGCACGCCACGAGGCCGATGCGCTTGTCGGTCTGCTCCATGCGCGCCGCGATCGAGGACACGCCGGCGATCGACGGCGTGCCGCCGACCAGGAGCTTGAACGCGAGCCCGTAGCGCTTGCCGCGCTCCTCGAGCATCGTGATCGAGTCGCCCTGCCCCTTGATGTTCAGGTTGCAGTCGTCGGGTTCCTCGACCGCCAGGTTGCCCGCCGTGCTCTGCTTCAAGTTCGCCGGCGAGTTCGAGCCGACGTACTTGATGTAGCCGCCGGCGAATTCCTTGAAGTCCTGCCGGTTCTCCTTCGCCCTGGACTTCGTCACCAGCTTCGCAGCGAGCGCCGGCGTCGCCTCGACCGCGGGCTCCCACTTTTCGGCGTTGAACTCGCGGATCTTCTTGTCCGAGGGGAAGAGCACGATCGTCGGCGCCGGCTGCTCGTCAACGATCTGCCCCAGCCAGTTGATCAGCACGCCATCGGTCCAGCCGATCTGCGAGCTTTTCTGGACGTCGACCTCCCGCACCTGCGAGTCGCTTACGGCCTCCAGCACCTCACGAAGAAACGGGGTCCTTGAGAGGACGAACTTCCCCGGGAACGGGGACTTGTCGCTCAGGTACCTCTTCTCCTCCGCCCACGCCGCCGTCGAGCGGCGCATCGGCGGCGCCCACCTCTTCTGCACCCGGGTGATCAGTTGGGTCGCTCGGTCCATAGGAAGCCAGCTCCGTCAGTGCACCGTGGATCGCCTCCTCGAGTTGCGTGAGCACTTCCGGCGGCAAGCGCCCGCGCATCAGCGGCGGCAGCTGCATCAGGCGCTGCCGCGCGTTCACCACCAGGCGCTCGAACTTCTGCTCGATGTCGGCCGCCGGCACCAGCAGCCCCTGCTTCTCGGCGATCTGCAGCTGCACGAACTTGGTCTGCTCGCGGTACAGCATGTCGCGCGGCGACTCCTCGCGCACCTTCTTCACCTCGCGCGCCACCCGCCACACGATCGTGGCCGGCACCTCGTACTCGTTCGGCAGCCCGCGGGTGCTGATCTTCGCGACCGGCATGCCTTCCTTCTGCCATTGCCACAGCGTGACGTCGGTGACGCCGTGGATCTCCGCGAGCTCGGTCTGATTCACCACCTTGGCCATAGCTCACCCCGGAGACCAGTTAACCCCTATGGACCCACGCAGCTAGAGAGAAACTGCGGTCGTCCCGAT